CTTTTTATATTGTGCTAGTGTAGTAACCACATCAGTACTATCAAAACACTTAGTGTATTCTATACCATTCTCACCGTGGTAAACATATATTAACCAACCTGTTGATGATACTCCATACCATAGTTTTTCAGTATATCCTTTGTCAGGGTTCGCTTGAGTTTCTATATGGTTAATATGTATCACCTCTCTCCTACCATCCGTTCTATGAAGGATTATATCCCTATAATCATCTGATACTCCCTCATACAATAGAATATCAATTGTAGGTTTTGGTGATAGTAAGTGCCCAATACTTTCACTTCTTTTAGTTGCTGTTTTTTGTTGTATTTCTTTTAACATATTATTTTATTTTATTTGTTTCATTAAACCATTTCTCAATACGATTTAGATTGTCTCTATCACGTCCAAATCGTAGATATTCCTTACTATCTATAATTCTTTTTATCATAGAAATTTCATCGTAAGATATTCCACTATGTTTGTGACAACCCCACATTTTGTATTCCTCTAAAATTAGAGCTAAATAATCCTCTAATCTTTCTAATTGAATTGAATTAATCTTTGCCATTATATTACTTTTTTATTTATTATTTTATAAAATCTAATCTTACCTTCCTTTTGTAATCTATCCATCTCTGGCTTTACATACACTACACTACCAACATACATAGCATCTGCATCAGACCATGCCCATATATCATCAATAGTAATTGGTTTAGTACCTTTATCAGTTTCAATAAGGAATTGTACTTTGTACTTTGTACCAGTTTCTTTCCTCATTATAAACTTTTCTTCTTCTACTCTATCCTGCATTTCTTTAGGTAGAGAATTGAGAAGCGCCATTAAGCGCCTCTCTAATGATAATATTCTTTCTTCCATAACTTATTTGTACTTTTCGGTAAATACAAAATTACTTTCAGCCCATTCTTTAATTGAAACTAAAGTTGTATGTATTTCACTTTTCTCATGCCCTACATAACCAGCACCAGCATTTTCTATTTGAAGTGCGGCGTTGTTTGTTTCAACCCAATTCTTCAAATCATTGTGGATTTTCTCCAATTTCTTCATTTGAACATCTTTGTTCAACTTACGAGTTTTTAATAAAATAGCCATTTTTTATTTAACCGATTAACCTTATACATCGGCAGGTTTTAGTTGTTTGATATATGTAAAGATACGAAAAAAAGGTGAAACTACCAAATATTTTGGAACTATTTTAGTAGTTTTATCTAACTTGTTGATAATCAACGAGTTAGTGTTTCCACCTCTATTTACCCCTATTAAGTAGTTTAATCTCATATACAAACATACGAATAATATCTGAAATAACCAAGCTTTTATGGGTATTTTTTTCACAAGTTATCCACATTTTTATAACTTGTTGATAATCAATGACATAAAAAAGCCCCCTAGAGAAGGGGGCTTATTGGGTGGTAATTAAATTAAATGAAATATATGTCAATGGCAATGCAGACCAACCCCAATGTTTTATTCTAATATAATCCACTCATCCTTTTCAGCGGTGGCTTCCTTTAGTTTTCTTTCTGATAATAGAAATGGATATAATTCCTTAAACTGATTGAACGATAATCTCTTATCTGCTCTTACAGCTTTTACAATATCTTCCATTCTCTTTTCTAAGATTGTCAGCTTTTGAGTATCATCAATATAGCCATCAATCTCATCTATAATTTTGTACACTTCTTTACTACCTGCTTTTAATAAGGTGTTGAAGTGACCTCTTAGTTCTTGTTCAAAATCCATATTAATCGTTTAAAGGTACACAATTTGGTACTTCTCTACCATCTACTACTTTAGTTCCAACCTGTACATAATTTTCCCAACATGGGTCATTAGGTCCTTTTTCTAATGGAGCTAAATTGATACCTCTAAAATCAGTATCGTATTTGATTCTTGCCATCACCTTCTTATCGGTAGATTTAATCTTCTTCATATTCTCTCTATCGTATGTAGAAATACAAATGGCTGCAGCTTGTGCTTGTTCGTACCCAGCTTCTATTTCTGCTGGTATGCAATAAGCTAGATACTCATCTTTAGTTTCTCCTTGCTTTGGTTTATCGACTGGCATATCTTTTGGTTTTATGGATAATTTTTCGTATCTTTGTAATACAATAATATAACAATCTCAATTTGTTATATATTAAAACAAACGTTATAATGCCCAGAAAAAAGAACCCTGACAATAATTACTTTAACCAATCCGTAGAGGATGCGGTATGTGTTTACCTTAACTCTGATAACCAAAGAGAAAAGGAAACGGCTTTCCGAATAATATACCCAGCTCTTTGTAAAATTTCAGAAGTTTGGCACAACAAACTGAAAGTAAGTTATCACGATACTGATTCAATTGATATGCAAATGGATTGTGTTGCACATATTGTGGAAAAGATGCACATGTTTGAATGTGGAAAGGGAACTAAAGCGTTCTCTTACTTTACGGTCATGGCTAAGTTTTATTATATGATACACAATGATAGAAATTACAAATACTTCAAGCGTTATACTCCTATGAGTTATATGTCTGTCACATTTGATAGACCTAATACTGATGAAAGGGATGAGAGGGCTAAGGAAGCTAAATTACTATTAGAGGCCTTCACAATGTATTTGGAATTGAATATTGAAAAGATACTATCAAATAAAAATCATAAACCTGTTGGTGTTTACCTAATTGATTTGTTTAATAACTTTGAAAAGGTTGAGGATATAAATCGTAGAAAGATTGTAAACCATATGGCTTCAGTAGATGGAATGCCACAGCGTGCTCAAATTACTAAAATAATGAATAACCTAACTGCTCAATTTAATCTATTCAAAAAGCAATGGATGAATGGAAATACTTCTCTTAATTTTATTGAGAAAACTGAATTAACAAGGGAGGAAAAAATCATTGTGAAGGAAAACTTCAAACAAAATTCTATTAAGGTTGGTATTACACGTATGGCTAAACAATTTGGTATTAGTGAACCTGCACTTAGAGAGTATATTAATTCTCTTATCTAACTCGGTATTTCTTACCTTCAAATCTACACTCTGTCACATTTTGTAAATCTATTGTTCTCCAAGCATCTTTACCTGGTGCACCATCTTGTATTGATTGTACAACCATATAATCTTTTGCTTCATAATCGTAGATAGCACCTCTAGCAATACCATTTGAGAATGGGCCCCAATACACATTTCTATCAAATACACCACCACTTACTTTATCTGATTTAACATATATAGGATTTGATAGAGTACTCTCCATTAAGAATGCGTAGAATTGCGTAAAGGTAATTTCCTCTATCGCAAATTTTAATATCTTACTATGTACTTTATTTGCTTCCATTATTATTCAGTTATAGGTCCACCAACAACCCATGCAGAACAAGTTCTACTTGCTGCACATTTAAAATCAAATGCTTCACAATAACCAATCTCACCAGCTTCAATAGCTTCGTATGGGTCTACCTCTTGTCCTAATCCTTCTGCGATACATTTAAGTATTTCTGGAGTTCGGTAAAAGAATACACAGTTACCGCAAAGTGCTTTTTTTGCTTCTTCAACGCTTCCTTTGAATTGGTCTGCTTTTGCTTTCCAATATCCTTCGTTTGGTTCGTTTGGGTTAAGCGGTCCGTAGTTTGCTTCATCTATTGCTTTTTGTCTATTAGCTATGTTTAATTTAATATCTTTAGTTGATACAGGACAACCTTCTATTGCATCGAATGTAGCTGGTGCTATACTTCCACTAGCTGCTTCGCCAGGGTAAGTTGATGCTACTGATGGTTGTGCTTCTAATTTAGTTTCTTCAACTAATTGTCCTAATTCTCTTAATTTATTTCTACTCCATGCTAATCCAGCTTTACCACCCCATAATAGGTAAGATATTGTACCACAAGCAGATGTATCACTTTCATCATAGTATGTTTCTGCTCTACTTAAGTAAGAATACATTCTCTTTACAGTTTCTACACTAATAGGTTTCTTTTGTGCTAATTGTTGTGCACGAACTTTACCTACTGGAGTAGCACATTTGTTACCATTCTTTTCGTTTAGTTCAATACCTCTCTTAGCATTATTAGCTACACCATCACCATAGTCAGAGAAACTCTCCATATCTACTCTTTTCTTTCCCTTGTAGCGATTATCTTTCTTTATTACTGCCCTTATCTCACTTAGGATTAGAATCGCTTCTTGCTCCTCTAAATCAGTTAAAACAGTATCTGCTTCAAATTCTATTTTAGC